TCGCCGATGCCAAGGCCCATCTCAGGATCGACCATACCAGCGAGGACGAGCTGATCGCCGGCCTGATCCGCGCCGCGCGCGATGAGGTCGAGCAGACGACAGGCCTCGCCATGATCGACCAGGCCTGGCGCCTCGCCGTCGATGCGGTGCCGCGAAGCGGCCTGCTCCTGCTGCGCCGCGGGCCGGTGAAGGCGATCGCGTCGGTCACCATATACGGCAGCGAGGGCGAAGGCTCCGCCCTCGACCCGGGCGCCTACCAGCTCGACCCGCTGTCGCGGCCGGCCAGGCTGCATTTTTCCGAACGCCCGTCCGGCCTGCGCGCCATGAACGGGATCGAGGTCGATTTCATCGCCGGTTTCGGAGAGGCGGCGGTCGACGTGCCGGACCTGCTCAAACGGGCCGTCCTGACGCTCGTCGCGCACTGGTACGAGTTCCGAGCCAGCTTCGGCGCGAAGGACCAGCCGGTCTCCTATCCCGAAGGATACGAGCGGCTGGTTTCGGCCTATCTGACGCGGAGGCTCGATTGAACGGGTCCTTCATCGATCCCGGCGCCCTGCGCACGGAGCTGTCGTTGCAACGGGCGACCCTGACGGCGGACGGGCTGGGCGGCCATGTCGAGAGCTGGAACGAGATCGCCACGCTGTTCGCGCGGGTGGAACCTGTTTCCGCGACCTCGCGGTTCGCAGCGGACCAGACGGCGGAAACCACGACGCACAGGATCACGACCCGCTATCGCAACGACCTTGCAAGCGGGATGCGGCTGGGGCGCAACGGGCGCATCTTCGGGGTCGTCTCAGTGCACGACCCTGACGAGACGGGGCGCTATCTCGTCTGCCGGGCAAGGGAGAAGGGGCGTTGAAGGTTTCCATGCAGGTCACGCTCGACGGCCTGTTGCGCGCCCTGCGGTGGCGTGCGCACACTCTTGCCGAGGACATCGCGCAGGCGCGCGGCCAGACGGGCCGCCAACGGCCCGTACGTCCGAAGCGGCCCGCCGGCAACGGCGCTTCCCGAATGGAGGACCCTTCCGATGACCGCGCCCGCCGCTGAAGTGCAGAAAGCGATCTTCGCCGCGCTGACGGGCGATGCCGCGCTGGTCGCGATGCTGGGCGGCCTGCGCGTCTACGACCACACGCCGGCCGACGTGCCCTTTCCCTACATCACCTTCGGCCGTACCAGCGTCTATGACTGGAGCACGGGGACCGAAAGCGGCACCGAACAGCTGCTGACCCTGCACATCTGGTCGAAGGGGCGGGGCAAGGCCGAGACGCACCAGATCATGGAGCGGGTCAAGGCGCGCCTGCATGATGCCGGCCTGGCGCTCGAAGGCCACCACCTCGCCAATCTGCGGCTGGAATTCTCGGAGGTCCTGTTCGACGAGGACCTGACGGTGCATCACGGGCTCCTCCGCTTCCGGGCCGTAACCGAGCCTGCGTGAAGACGTATCGAGGCGGGTTGCGAACAGTTCACCCAAGACAAGGAGGCCATTCGTGGTCGCACAGAAGGGCAAGGACATCCTGTTGAAGCTCGACAGGGACGGCACGGGCGATTTCGTGACGGTCGCCGGCCTGCGGACGAAGAAGCTCGCTTTCAACAGCGAGACGGTCGACGTGACGGATGCGGATTCGGCCGGCCGATGGCGCGAGCTTCTTGCCGGCAGCGGCGTACAGCGCGCGGCCGTCAGCGGCGCCGGCATCTTCAAGGATGCCGCGTCAGACGGGCTGATCCGCCAGAACTTCTTCGGCGGCGCGATCGTCGACTGGCAGCTCGCGATCCCGGATTTCGGCATCGTCAGGGGGCCGTTCCAGGTCACCGCGCTCGAATATTCGGGCAATCACGACGGCGAGGTGACCTTCGAGGTCGCGCTGGAATCGGCCGGCGCGATCGCGTTCGAGGCGGCGTGATGGCGGCGAACGCGCGGCGCGGCGAGGTGGCCGCGATGCTGGACGGACGCGAGATGCGCCTGCGGCTGACGCTCGGCGCCCTGGCCGAGCTGGAGAGCGTCTTCGCCGCCGAGGATCTCGGCGCGCTGGTGGCGCGCTTTTCGACCGGCAAGCTGTCGGCCACCGACATGATGCGCATCGTCGGCGCCGGGCTGCGCGGCGCGGGCGCCGAGGTGACGGACGAGGAGGTCGGCCGCATGGCATGCGAGGGCGGCGCGGCCGGCTTCGCGCGCATCGTGGCCGCGCTTCTGGCGCAGACCTTCGGGCAGAAGGAGCAAGCCGCCCCGGGCCCCTGAGTGCCGCGGCCGGGCAGCCGACGGGCTTTCCCTGGGATGCCGCGATGGCGTTCGGCCTGGGACGGCTGCGGCTTTCACCGGATGCCTTCTGGGCGATGACGCCGCGCGAGCTGGCTGCCGCGATCGTGGCGGCCGCGCCGGCGCCGTCCGCGCCCGGCCGCGGCGTGCTTGACGATCTGATGCGACGATTTCCCGACATGACGGACAGGAGGTGCGCCCATGGCTGAAGAGGTGGTGGTTCCGGTCCGGGCCGACACCGCGCCCTTCGAACAGGCGCTGGAGAACCTCAAGGGGCTCTCGGCAGGCTTCGGCTCGCAACTGACCGGTGCGCTGAAGGGCGCGGCCGTCAGCGGCAAGGCGCTGGACGACATATTGCGGCGCATTGCCGTCAATCTCGCGGGAATGGCGCTCGAACAGGGATTGAAGCCGCTTCAGGGGCTGGCGGGATCGCTGTTTTCCGGCCTCCTGTCGGGGATCGGCGGCGTGTTCGGCTTCGCCAAGGGCGGCGTCGTGCCGTTCGCCTCGGGCGGTGTCGTGGCGGCACCGACCTATTTCGCGACTGGCGCCGGTGCCGGCCTGATGGGAGAGGCCGGGGCCGAGGCGATCCTGCCGCTGAGGCGCGGCAGCGACGGCAGCCTGGGCGTGGCAGCCGGCGCAGGCGGGGGCGCGGTCAACGTGGTCTTCAACGTCTCGACGCCGGACGCGCCGTCCTTCCGCAAGTCGGAAGCGCAGATCACCGGCATGCTGGCGCGGGCCGTCCGGCGCGGCATGCGAACCCTTTGAGGCGGGCGATGAGCGACCTTCAATCCTTCCACGAGGTGCGATTTCCGATCGCGATCTCGTTCGGCGCGACGGGCGGGCCGGAACGCCGCAACGAGATCGTGCTGCTCACCTCCGGGCGCGAGAAGCGCAATGCGCGGCTGGCGGATTCGCGGCGGCGCTACGATGCCGGCACCGGCGTGCGCTCGCTCGCCGACCTCTACGAGGTGATCGCGTTTTTCGAGGCGCGCCGCGGCAGCCTGCACGGCTTCCGCTTCCGCGACCCGTTCGACATGAAGTCGGGCCGGCCGGACCGTGAACCCGGCCCGGCGGACCAGATGATCGGCACGGGCGACGGCAGCCGCGCCGCGTTCCAGCTCTCGAAGAGCTACGGGGCGGGCGACGATGCCTATGTGCGCCGGATCGCAAAGCCCGTCGAAGGCACGGTTCGCGTCGCGGTTGGGGGCGTGGAGAAGGCCGCCGGGACGGATTTTTCCGTCGACGCGACGACCGGGACGATAAGCTTTGCTGAGGGCGAGGCGCCCGCGCCCGGCAAGGCGATCACCGCCGGCTTCGAGTTCGATGTGCCCGTGCGCTTCGACGTCGAACATCTTTCGGCCAGCCTGTCCGCCTTCGAGGCGGGCCAGATCCCGGCCATTCCGCTGATCGAGGTGCCGCTGTGACGGATCCCGCTTTCTCGTCCCACCTCGCCGGCACGGTCACCACGCTCTGTTATTGCTGGCGGGTGGCGCTTCGAGACGGAACCACGCTCGGCTTCACCGACCACGACCGCGGGATCGTGGCGGACGGGACGACCTTCCAGCCGGAAACCGGCTTTTCCGCCAGCGAAGCCCGGCGCAGCGAGGGCCTCGGCATCGATACGGCCGATGTCGAAGGCGTGCTGTCGTCGGCCCGCATCAGCGAAAACGACATTCTCGACGGGCGCTACGACGGCGCGTCGGTCGAGACGCTGATCGTCAACTGGCGCCAGCCGGAGCAGTTCGCCGTGATCGGCCGTGCCACGATCGGAAAGATCACGCGCGTGGACGACCGCTTCGTCGCCGAGCTCGAAAGCTTCGGCCGGGGGCTCGATCTGGTCGGCGGCCGGCAGGTGAGGCGCAATTGCGATGCCGAGCTCGGCGACAGCCGTTGCGGGGTGAATCTTGCCGTGCCGGCCCTGACGGGCAATGGCGAGGTGGTTTCGTTCGACGGGCGTGAGCAGCTCGTCGTCGCCGGACTCGACGACTACGCGCCCGGCTGGTTCTCCAACGGCGTGCTGACCTGGACGACGGGTGCGCTCGCCGGCCGCAGCGAACGGGTCGTCGACTTCCGTCGCGGCGCGGCGGGCATGACGCTGGTCATCTGGCCGACGCTCTCGGCGCTGCCCGGACCCGGCGACACGTTCAGCGTGGTCGCCGGGTGCGACAAGCGGTTCTCAACCTGCCGGGCGAAATTTGCCAACGCGCTCAATTTCCGCGGCTTCCCGCACCTGCCAGGCAACGATTCCGCCTATGCCTACGTGACGCCGGACGGCCGTTTCGACGGGGGAGCGCTGGTGCCTTGAACGCGGATGCGACCGCAACGAAGCGGATGGACGGCGCCGTGGTGGTGGCGACGGCGCTGGCCTGGGTCGGCACGCCCTACCGGCATCAGGGTGCGCGGCGCGGCATCGGCTGCGACTGCCTCGGGCTGGTGCGCGGCGTCTGGCGCGACCTCTACGGGCAGGAGCCGGAACAGCCGGGCGCCTACGCGCCCGACTGGGCCGAGGCCGGCGGCGAGGACAGGCTGCTCGACGCCGCGCGCCGCCATCTGATCGCGCTCGACGGCGCCGCGCCGTTGGCGGGCGCCGTTCTGCTGTTTCGCTGGCGGCCGCATCTGCCGGCCAAGCATGCGGCGATCGCACTCGACGCGGAGCGCATCGTGCATGCCTATGAGGGCAGGGCGGTGACCGTGTCGTTCCTGGTGCCGCACTGGCGCCGACGCATCGCCGGCGTCTTCGCCTTTCCCGCGCCTGCCGCACCCGACCCCAATATCGGCTGAACCGTCTCCATGGCTACGATCCTTCTTCAGGCCGCCGGCGCCTTCATCGGCGGCGCGCTCGGTCCCGTCGGCACTGCGCTCGGCTCGGCCGCAGGCGCCCTTGCCGGCTACCTGATCGACCGGGCGCTGATCGATTCGACGCGGCATTCGGAGGGGCCTCGCCTGTCGGGCGCCCGGCCGTTTTCGGCTGAAGAGGGCGCGGCGCTGCCGCGCGTCTACGGCACGGTGCGGGTCGGCGGCACCATGATCTGGGCGACCCGCTTCGAGGAGGAGGCGCGCACCGAGCGGCAGGGAGGCAAGGGCGGCCCGCGCGTCACCACCTATTCCTACTTCGCGAACGCCGCTTTCGCGCTGTGCGAGGGGCCGGCCGCGGGCATCAGGCGCGTATGGGCGGACGGACGCGAGCTCGATCTCGACCGCGTGGAGCTGCGCTTTTATTCCGGCAGCGAGGCGCAGGCGCCCGACCCTCTGGTGGAATCCCGCCAGGGAAGCGGCAACGCGCCGGCCTATCGCGGCACGGCGTATGTGGTGATCGACCGGTTCCCGCTCTCCGACTATGGCAACCGCATCCCGCAATTCCAGTTCGAGGTCATGCGCCCGGCCGGCTCGCTCGCGAGCCGGGTGCGCGCCGTCGCAATGATCCCGGGATCGACCGAATACGGGCTGTCGCCCTCGGTGGTGACGCGGCAGCCTTCGCCGGGCGAGGTCGTGGCCGAAAACCGCCATGTGCTGCATGCGCGCAGCGATTTCATCGCCTCGCTCGACGAGCTGCAGGCCCTCTGCCCGGCGCTCGAGCATGTGGCCCTGGTGGTGGCCTGGTTCGGCGACGATCTGCGCGCCGGCACCTGCACCGTCCGTCCGAAGGTGACGCATCGGGATGCGGCCTCGCTGTCGCAGCACTGGCGGGTCTCCGGCATCGGGCGCGAGGATGCCGGGCTCGTCTCCAGCCATCAGGGCGGCGCGGCCTATGGCGGGACGCCCTCCGACCGCAGCGTGATGGACGCGATCGCCGAGATCCGCGCGCGCGGCCTCAAGGTCACGCTCTATCCGTTCGTGATGATGGACATTCCGGCGGGAAACGGCCTGACCGACCCGTGGACGGGAACGGCCGGCCAGCCGCGCTATCCGTGGCGCGGCAGGATCACCTGCGACCCCGCGCCCGGCACGTCCGGCAGCGCCGACAAGACGGCCGCCGCCCGCAGCCAGGTCGCGGCGTTCTGCGGCATGGCCGAAGCCGGCGCCTTTTCGGTCACCGGCGATACGGTCGCCTATTCCGGCAGCGACTGGGGCTATCGTCGGCTGGTGCTGCACTACGCCAGGCTGGCCGTCGCGGCAGGTGGCGTGGACGCTTTCCTGCTGGGGTCGGAGCTGCGCGGCCTGACCACGTTGCGCGACGGCGCGAACGCGTTCCCGTTCGTCGAACAGCTCTGCGACCTCGCAGCGCAGGTGCGCACGATCGTCGGCGGCGCGACCAGGATCACCTACGGCGCCGACTGGACGGAATATTTCGGCCATCAGCCGGCGGACGGCAGCGGCGACGTCCGTTTCCACCTCGATCCGCTCTGGGCGCATCCTGCCGTCGATGCGGTGGGCATCGATTGCTACATGCCGCTGGCGGACTGGCGCGACGGCGACGAGGCCGGCATCAATCCCGACGGTTTCTCGCATGCCTGCGATCCCGCCGGCCTGCGTGCGGCGATCACCTCGGGCGAGGGCTTCGACTGGTACTATGCAAGCGGCGCCGACCGGCTCGCGCGGGCGCGCACGCCGATCACCGACGCAGCCTATGGCAAGCCCTGGACGTTCCGCTACAAGGACCTGCTGTCCTGGTGGTCGAGCCTTCATTACGACCGGCAGGGCGGCGTCGAGAGCGGGAGCCCGACCGCCTGGACGCCGCGCGGCAAGCCGCTGTGGCTGACCGAGCTCGGCTGTCCTGCCGTCGACAAGGGGCCGAACCAGCCGAACGTCTTTCCCGACCCGAAATCGGCCGAGAGCGCGGCCCCCTATTTTTCCAGCGGCGGCCGCTCAGACATGGCCGCGCGCAGCCTAATCGCCGCCCATCTGGACCATTGGGACGGGGCGGCGCCGACATTCGAGGCTGCCGCCAACCCGGTTTCCGACGTCTATGGCGGGCGGATGCTGGACGCCGGCCGCATCTATTTGTGGGCCTGGGACGCGCGGCCTTCGCCGGCCTTTCCGGCGCGTTCCGACGTCTGGAGCGACGGCGCCAACTGGCTTTCCGGGCACTGGCTGAACGGCCGGCTCAACGAGGTGGCGGTGCCCGACCTCATCAACGCGATCCTTGCGGATCACGGCCTGCCCCCGGCCGATGTTGCGCGGGTATCGGGCACGCTTGCCGGCTATGTCGCCGAAGGCCCGATGTCGGCGCGCGCAGCGCTGGAGCCGATCATCGATCTCTACGGACTGGTCGCCGCCGACAAGGACGGCGTGCTGACCTTCGCGGGCGAGGACGCGGCGGCCGGCACGCCGGCGCTCGCCCGGGATTTCGTCGTCGCCGCCGGCCGGCCGGTCTGCACCCGCACGCGCATTCCCGATCACGAGCTGCCGGCGGAAACGGCACTCGCCTTCAGCGACCCGGGCAAGGAGTACCAGGCCGCGGTCGCACGCACGGCGGTGGCGGGCGCGGGCCATGGCGGCGTCGAGCAGCTTTCCTTTCCGGGGGCGCTGGATCCGGCGCTGGCCGAGGCCCTGCTGGCGGACCGGGCGCGCCGCAAATGGGCGGCGCGCGAGCAGGTGGCGTTCGCGGTCGAGCAGGGCCGCATCGAGCTTACGCCGGGCCGCACGGTACGGATCGAGGACGAGGCCGGCGCCACCGACTTCCTGATCGGCTCGGTGGAGGCGGGGGCGGCGCGCGAGATCTCGGGGCGGCGGATCCGGCGTGTCGCGCCGTCGCCGTGGCGAGCGGCCCTGGCGGCCCCCGCGGTGCTGCAGCCGGTCCGTGCCGGACCACCGCTGGCGCTGCTCGTCGACCTGCCGATGCTGCCGGGCGCGGCAGGCCCGCAGGACCAGCTTAGGCTGGCGGTGCGGGCGAAGCCCTGGATGCCGCACGCAGCCTACGTCTCCCCCGCCGCCAGCGGTTTCGAGCGGCGCGCGCTGGCCGCGCGCGAAGCTGTGATCGGCACGCTCGCGACGCCGTTGGGACCGGGCTTCGAAGGCCGCTTCGACCGTGCCTGCGCCCTCGACGTGGCGCTGCTCAGCGGCGAGCTGGCGAGCGTCTCCGAGCTCCATGTCCTGAACGGCGCAAACCTCGCCGCCATACAGGCGAGGAACGGCGAGTGGGAGCTCGTCCAGTTTGCCGGGGCCGAGGAGATCGCGCCGGCGACATGGCGACTGACGCGCCTGCTGCGCGGGCAGTACGGGACGCGCCCGGCAATGCTGGCAGGGGCTGACGAAAAAGCCTGGTTCGTGCTGCTCGATGCCGCGGTTGCGCCCGTCGGG